GATGGTGCCGAACGTTTCCTGCACGGTGACCTTGGGGCCTTCGCAGTTGAGCGTGATCGCGATGACTCGACCGTTGAGCCAGTTGCCACCGTCGGCGCGGTACCGCACGGTGTCGCCGGGCAGGTAGTCGCGGATCGGCAACTTGATCGACCAGATGGCCTGGCGTGTGATGGACAGTTCCTTGGACGGCGTGGCCGCGCCTGGGTCAAGGGCCGCGAGGAGACCTGCCGCGTACACGGGGTCGGTGATTCCTCCGAGTCCGACCCATGACTCGACTCGACCGTACGTGACGGGGGCGCCCACGACTGCGTGCTCGATGACTGTCCCGTCGTCGAGTTGGGCGAGCAGGTGAGTGGCGACATTGGAGTAGTCCTGCTTCACGGGGATCGACGTCGCGTCCGGTGCGATGCTGACGGTTCCGCTGAGGTCTGCGCCGTGTCCGGGGTTCCACAGGTTGAGGACGTGTGCGCCCGCGGTGAAGTCGGCGGTGAACTCGCAGGCGAGCATTTTGGTCAGCGAGGAGAGCACGGACCAGACGGACACTCCGACTGTGACTTCGAACGCGTCAAGGGTGACATCCCACGCCGTGGTTCCTGAGTCGTGTGAGTCTGAGAAGGTGAGGGTGAGGTCGGGAAACCACCCACGCAACTGCGCTTCCCCCACAAGGTCACCAACAATCGACCCCGCTGTACCCGAGAGCACCCGCTTCTTTGCATCTCCGCCGGGCGCCGCGAACACCTTTGCTCCACCGAGCATCAGCGGTACGAACTGCACCCCGGAGAGCGAATGGACCTTCGCCACATCCACCGCGTCGTGCGTGTCGGTGGACAGCAGGTACAGGCCACCTGGGACTGGCTGGTCGGGGTCGCCGGTCGACCATTCCAAACCGGCAAGCATTGGGAACGACAAGCCTTCGTACGCGCGGACCGATACCTGGCAACTGGGGATCGCAAACGCATCACCCGACGGCATCGACACGGACATTGCGGAGTAGTCGATGACGACACCGCGCACACCGGCAGGGGAGTACCTACGGAGACGGAGACGGAGGTCAGACGGCATACGCGGCTCGGCCCTTCACCTGGACTTCGGACATCGCCCCGTACCCAACGACAGTGACGTCCAACCGTGCCGCAGTGTTGAGTGTCCCGGAGTCGAGTACCGGCCACAGCCGCATCCTGTCCCCGATCATGGCGAGACCCGACGTTGCGTCGGTTCCTCCAGTGAATGATGCTCCCACCGTGATCCTGGCTTCCTGCGACTCCATGTCGTACACCAGGGAGTGCGACGAGTCGAGCGTGCCCTCCCACTGGAAACCAGCGCCGGTGAGGTTGTCCACTGCGTCGATTGACGTGGCCGGACCATGCACGAGGATCAGGGCGTCTGCTACTGGTGCGGAGCCACCAACCCACGGGTCTACATGGCCTGTGCCGGATGCGAGCGACACTGCGGAGGTGGTGGAGTCGGACGTGTCCCGCCAGAACGGGTCGGTCAACCGGTACATGGCTGTCACGGCCACCACACGGTCTCCAGGGGCGAGGCGCGGGTAGTCGAGCGACACGAGGTCCAACACCGCCTGCTGGCCCGCCCTGGCAGAGTCGGTGAGCACAGCGTCGGGTGCCTGCAACAGAGCAACGAGCGGGCCGACGTTCGCCCGCGGGGAGTTGACCACGAGGGTGAACGTTGCCGTGTCGAAGTCTGAGGGAACCCGAACCACCCCGTCGCGTCCTGGTCGAGTCAGGGACTGGATGCGACGAGCCATCGCTCCCATGACTTTGGACTTCTCCGACACGACCCACGACTTTGAGGGCTGGTCCAGTGCGATTCCGTTGATGAGGAACCCCATGTCACAGCCCCGCCAACGAGAGGCCCGCACGCATGAGGCCCGCGGCTTCCTTGGTGGATTCGAGCGGGTCCGCGCTCACCGGCGAGTAGATGTGGAAGTCTTGCTTGACCACGATGTTCTCCCCAGATGGGTTGGATGCTGTCCGCGTCCCGCTTCCACCGGTCATGGCTCCGGTTGCGCTGAACGACAGTTCGGTCTCGGTCGGCAACGCCATGAGGCTGTCCATCGCGGACTGCACCATCCCGGTGGTGGACTCCATGCCCTCCACCAAGCCAAGGCCGAGGTTCTCACCGATGTCGGCGAATACCCTGGACGGGGAGTGGATTCCGAAGAACCCCTTGACGCCACTGATGACGTCGTCCGCGAGCCCGCCGATCTTGTCCAGCAACCAGTCCTTCGAGTTCTTGATTCCCTCCCAGATGCCTTTGAGGAGGTCGGTGCCGACTTGCTTCATTTGCGGCCACGAGTTCTTGAACGCGTCGATGATCCCGGTGATGATGTCGGGGATAGCCTTCACAATTTCGGTGATGATGGTGGGCAGGTTCTCGATCAGAGATGTGAACAGACCCACACCGGCTTCGATGATGAGCGGGAGCGCGTCGAGGACTGCTCCTAGTACGCCTTCGATGATCGCGGGGATCGCTACCACAATGCCGTCGATGATGGTTGGCAACGCATCTACCAGCGACAGGAACAACTTAAGTCCCGCGTCGATGATGGTGGGGATCGCACCAACGATGAACTCGACAATCGAGATGATGAGGGTCGGCAACGCTTCGATGAGCATGGGGATCGCCGTGATGATTCCCTCCAGAAGTCCCATGACCAACTGGAGACCAGCGTCGAGAATCAGCGGCAGGGATTCGATCAGAGCCGACACCGCGTCGAGGAGCCCTTGCACCAGGGTGGGGATCAGGGTAGGCAAAGCCTGTGCGATTCCGGTCACCAACGACACCACGACATTCATGCCCGCGGTGATGATCGTGGGCAACATCCCGATCAGACCTCCCAGCAGGGACTGGATCATGGGAGGCACCGATGCGGCGATCTGTGGTACTGCTGTGATGAGTCCAGTCATAAGCCCATTCACGAGGTCGATTGCGATGTCCAGCACCATCGGCACTGCGTCGCCGAGTCCCGACACGATGCTCTTCGCGAAGTCCCCGAACGCGGGTCCTGCCTTGGACAAGTCGCCGTTGGCGTCGAGCAGGGCCTTGTTCAGTTCCCCGAACGCCGCACCGCCTTCGCCCGCAAGGGTGTCCAGGACAGGCAACAAGGTCAGGCCGATGGCGTTCTTCGTCGCGTCGGTCGTCGACTGGAGCATCTTCATCTTGTCATCGAACGCACCAAGCGAGTTGAGGGCATCGCCGGACATGATCGCGCCAGCGTCCTCTGCCGCCGTGGTCAGTTTCTCGAAGCCTGCCGACCCCGCCTCCATCAGCGGGGCCAGTTCGGCGCCAGAGCGGCCAAACAACTCCTGAGCCGTTGCCGTGCGCTCGGTCTCGTTCGCCAATCCGCCGAGGGCATCCATCGCCTCCCAGTACACGGCATTCGCGTCCCGGAGTGAACCGTCTGCGTTGGTAGTCTGCACTCCCAGTTTGGCGAACGCATCCGCCTGGGCACCAGTCCCAGCCTGTGCCGCGCTCATGCTCTTGGTCAACTTGCCCAGGGACGACTGCATGGTCTCGAAGGGGACGTCCAACACCTCCGCCGCATACTTGTACGCCTGCAAAGCGTCGGTCCCGATGTTCGTGACCGTGGACGCCTTGAGGATGTCATCGGCATATGCCGCCGCGGACATCGTGGCGTCGATCAGGACTGCCGAAGCCGCCGCCGCCGCCGCCGCCATCACCGCGAACCCGGCGCCAGCGACTTCGAGGGCACCCTTCATGCGGCCAGACGACTTCTCCGTCGCATCAGCCGATTCCTCCGAGGACTTCTCAACCTCGTCGCTCGACTGCTCAGCCTCCTTGCCGAGACCGTCGAACGCTTTCTCCGCGTCCTTCATGGACGAGTCCACACTGGACGTCGTGCTATCGACCACCGACTCCAGCGACTTCAACGACTTCTCGCCGTCGCCGAACGCCTTCATGAACCCGCTGGCGTCACCCTCCAGACGGGCCAGGACTGACATCACCTCACTCGACATCAGCCCCTACCTTTCCGCACCCGGCCCTGGACGCCACGCTGGGATCTAGCGCGACGCTGTTCCTCTGGTTCCACGATTGTTACCAAGGCTACCCACTCCAAGTACTCGGACTGGGACAAGGGCCTGTGACCGGGCGAGCCGTACTCTAGTTCCGCAACTGTGCGGCCTAGCCGAGACGCAACTACGAACTCTGCTCGTCGGTGTTGGTCTCGGAAGAGCCTTCCCCCGCCGCATCAACTCCAGCCTGCACGTCACCCTTGGCCGTCATGCCCGACAGGGTGAGAGCCTTCTTGGCGAGCATGTCAGCCGGAGCCGATGACTTCTCCAGGATCAGGGGCACGTCATCCTCACTGAACACGGCTTCCCCAGTGGCGGGGTCAGACACCGTGGCAATGATGATGCGTGCGTAATAGCGGGAGATGTCCAGCACCCCATCCTCATTGCGGGATGCAGTGAGGGCGTCGTTGCGCTGGCCGAGGGTCAAGCCCCGAACCTGCACAGCGACGCCCCACTCGGGCACAGTCACAACGTCAGTGCCGATGTCGTCGGCGGCGAGGATCGTATCGCGAATGTTCATGCCGACACTCTACCCGATTTGACTGCTACCTGTTAGGGGAACACGCTACGAGTCGTGGCCCCAGTGCGCTGGAGAGACACCGTGGCAGTCACCAGGTCACCGACAGCGCCGGACACCTCGTAACTGGTCAGGATGACCTCCTGGTCGTACTTGACCTTTCCGGTCGCGTTGCCCTCTGGGCCGTAGGTGAACGTCGCCGAGCCGATGGTCCCAGCGGCGAACGCCGCGATCAGTGCGGACAGCACTGCGTCCTGGGCGGGCGTGAAGAATCCTGAGAACGACGACGTCGCATCTTCGATCCCCGCAAGGTACGCCTTCGCGACCGCACCAAAGCCGGTGGACTCTGCCGTGTCGAGGGATCGCGAGAGACCCGCGGTGTTGTTGTCCGCCGACATCACGACAGGAGTGCCCGCCGCGTTGTCGAGGGCGATGTACGTGGACTTGCCGTGAACAGCCATGAGCGGCTCTCCTTGCTCTTAGCCGCGCGACAGCGCGACAGTGACGGTCGCAGACCCAGTTGAGCCTGCGAGAGTGACCACTACACGGGTGTAGCGGTTGATGGTTCCTGTCAGGGGGATGACCTGACTGGCGAGTTGGGTGGCCGACACTGCGGTGAACGTGGCCTTGTCGACCCAGGTGGTCCCGTCGACAGAGTGCTGGACCTTCACCGTGACTGCACCATTGCGGGTGTTGGCCGTGACGAACATGGCCGCAAAGCCGCCTGCGGTGGTCGCCGCGGTTCCATCGACAGTGGTTCCGTTCGTTGGGGAGGTGGACACGACTGTCTTGGCCGCGAGGCACTTGCCGGTGTTCAGCCCCCCGCTGTAGTTGTGACCGTATTCGACAACTTCTCGCGTACATCCTTCAACGGTATCGGCGTATTCACGGATCGTCCTACAAAGACCTACGGGAAGGCGTTGGGTACACTCGCGTTCACAATCGAAATTCCACAGGGTTGGCGTACCTACATTCAGGGTGCTTCTGTCCTGCTCGCGTAACAACAAACGGCATAGGAGGAACATATGCCTAAGACTGTCACGTTTTCTGTCAAAGACCACGCGGGCATTCCGCATGAATACGAAACTAGGCTCTTTGACCCCAGCGAAGGGGTTGAACTCTATCAGCAAGTCACGGCCGCCGTAGGGGAACCTATCGCGGTTCTCGTATACGAGTACACCCGTACCGGTAATGCAGACCTTGCCGCCGAAGCAGCAAAGGCCACCGGTACCCGTGGAATCGCCGATATGATTGAGTACGCCGGTGACGTGGACGCCGGTCGTATCGGACGTGCCGCAAGCAATGCCATTCGCGGTCTGAATCCCAATATCGCGCGCCGTCTCTTGAGCAGGACTACACGGGACAAGGCGCCTCTTGCGAATCCACCGTGCTTTGACGGGGCATATTGCGCCAACTACACTGAAATGAGCATGGCGCTTTGGGAGGTGGTGAAAGCGAACCGTTTTTTACCATCGGTGGATACGTTATTCGCAGGTGGCGCCCAGGAGTAGGCGGCCCACGAACGCCGTTATCCGCACTTGCCAATCAGATTCAACGTCTCGGATTTGATTGGTACTTGACGCGATTGGCACTACCGTTGAATCTACCCAACGGCGGGTGCTTTCCGCCTCAACTACCGGTGCATCTTCGGCATACAGTAGACTTCGCCGATACCCTTGAAATGCACCTCCTTGCAGACCTACAGGAAGGTATCGCAGAGAGTATCGGTGCGGCGGCCGGATAGGCTCTACAGGGCACGGTAGACGCTACAGGCATGTACGGATATGGCTATTGTGCCGACGTGCTTGTAGCGCCTCTACGGTCCCTTATCGCCAAGCAGTCTACGCTTCATTCGTTTGAACCTTGGCAGACTTGCGCACGAATGGCAGAGGTGAATGTTGCGCGCGCCCGTACCCACACTCCATAGACCTTTCGCGTGTGGAAGGTCCGTAGTCAACGCCGGTTGATTTGTTTCCGGGTTCCATTCGCAACTACTCATTCTGCCCTCATTCTGAACATTCTGAACGGCAAAGGGTTTATATCACGGCGTCCAGAAAGATATTGCTCATATCGCCACCATTCGCGCGCCGCAAGATAATCAGTCAAACCCACACTACTCACGTCGCAGACCATGGGCAATTCGCCCGCGTCACGTCCACAACGCCGTGCAAGTTTACGGGACTCTTCATGCGATTCACGCAATGTTTCTCGGATGTATGCCGATAGTGCGGCGATGTAGGCGTCTTGCGCGTTCATTATTCCTTTCCCTTCAATAACACATACGCCTTGGACGGATCGACTTTGTGTTTCGATTCACTTCCATAGTGGGTATACTTGCCAAACGTAACTTTCCAAGTCGCACGCTTCCCCTTCAATCGCAACGGCAACTTTCTCCGCTTCCTCGCGAGTAACAAACCATACAGGGTCAAAGAGATTGTGGTAACCCTTTGCGCAAATATGCCACATACCATTATGGCATGTTGCTCCATGGGCATATTCAAGAGGTGCCACATCCTTCCCGTGGAATTGAAGTAACCGTGCGCGTGGGTGTTCACCCTCGGTCAATTCAAGTGCATACACTTGGAACCGTTCATATCTTTCATGATACTCAACAAGGAACGCCTGCGCGTGCTCATACCGTAGAATCTTCGGCATACGATACGCATAGAAATTCGTGCGGAAATTCTTGAGAAAGGTATCGGTGTCGTGCATTTTCTTACCCGTACAATAACC